TTTTCAATGTCTTTTCACAACTATTAATAGTTGTGACAAGTCATGCCTTTTTTCAGAAAAAAAAATTTAGTGCATTTCTGACCCCCGTGTCTCTATGCATTCATTTTGATATCGTAATTCTCATTAATTAAAAGAATCATGGTATCATGTTATATGTAAATTATTTGGCATTTATTGGGGACCACCCGTCATCATGGCAATTTCTGGTGGTGGCGTGGTTTGTTCCGCGGGTGGTGGTGGTGGCGTGCTTTGTTCTTCGTCGGCTGCTAAGTTAATTGTAAAGAACGTTCTTTCGTCTTCTGTGCCCGTGAGTTCTTGCCTCTTTTTGAATATTGGTTTTTTGTTCTCGACATTAAGGAGATAAAGTGTATTTTTGTTGTGGTTTTTGTCTCCTCCTATTTTGTATCTGTTGGAGCTCGGGTCAAAAGCCAGGTGTAATGTTTTCGAATCTTCGATTTTATCGGTCCAAGATATGGTGTTATCTTCATTTTTCTTGAGGAACTTGTTGTCGGATCTTCTCTTTAACTTAAACCCTTCCTTTTTGGGTATGAAGTTCAGGAAACCGAAACTCTTTGGATCTGGTGAGAGTTTAATAATATCTCCGGTGTCTGGGTTATTCACTTCTGCGACTGGCGCGCCTTCGAGTTTAGGTTTGGTCGAAATTACGGTTGGTTCGAGTTGGTCGATTTTAAGGTTTACGAGGTCTTCTGCTACGGTTGCGGTGAATGAGTTGAGCACAGTTTCCTTCTCGGATCCTTCGAGTTTGTATATAGTTTCTATGGTATGCGTTCCCACCATGTTTTCGCCTTTCTTCGCGGAGAGCATAATGGTGTGTTCTGCGTTTCCTTTTCTTTGTTCTTCCGTCGCTTCGGTGTCCTTCGTGATGTCTCTGTGCTTTCTTCTGAATATGAGGCTGGACACGTTTTTCCACCCCCCACCTGTCGTGTACTTAACTTTGAGTTTGATGTTTTTGGAGAGTTCTGCGACGTCGTAATATTCAGTCATGTAGGTTTCGATTCCTTTGACTTTTTCGGTTGGTTGTTTAATTTTGACGGTGTCGACGGACATGACTGGCATTGTTTCGTCATCAAATGCAGTGACCACGACTTCGACTTCTTTTTCGTTTTTCGCTTCCTCCTCTTCCGCCTTCTTTTTCATGTTGAAGCGTGCTGCGACTCCCATTGCAATTAACAGCACCACGATTAACGCGATGCCAATGATGATTTTCGTATTCATTTTATAATATTGGATTATTTTTATTTGCAACAGAATATTTTCTTCCAGAACTTTTTCGTCTTTTTCAATTCTTCGAGCAGATCTTGTGTTTCTTTCACCGATTGTTTGAGTGCCATTGCCACGTCTTTGATTTCCTTTATGACATCTTCTATAGTTTCTGCATTTTTGAGTTCATCGATTTGAACAATCACGTCTTCCACTGCTTCTGCCACATCAGCAACTTCGTTGATCACCTTCGCCATTTATTATTCTTGTTTAAAATTTTTCTTCTGCGCGGACGTGATAAAGATTAAATACTTCTTTATTGTAAGTCACATGGATTTGAGAAACAAATATCCGGCGTGTCGCGAGAAGCGTCCTACCCATGTGTTAATGGACGGTGGTTCGTTGTACGTTCCTGAGTCTAAGCTTTCTTCTTTTTACAAGGATTACGTCAGTTGTGTGAATGCAAAGCGTAAGTTGTGTGTGGTGGAGATGAATGATCCTGAATGTTTTCGTTATTTTTTGGACTTGGATTACAAGATTTCTGAGCCTATTACTCACGAATACGTCCAGGACATTACTATAAAGATATGTAGGATATTGTCTATAGGTGAGTGCATTGTATCTGTTGGTGAGCCCCGTGTTTTAGCGGATGGTCGATACAAGTGTGGCATTCACATGAATTGGTCTACTGTGATTTGTAACTATGATACTGCTATCGGTCACCGAGATACTTTGATAAAGTCTCTGGGTTCTGAGTGGTCTGCTATTTTGGACAAGGCAGTTTACAAGGGCGGTTTGCGTATGCCTTGGGCTTGGAAATACGATAAGGAGACGGGTAATTACCACAGTCCTTACTTGCCGCTTCACATCGTAAGTACTGATTTCGATATAATAGATTTGAGTCAGCGTCCGGATGTTTATATTTGTAGGATATCTAGCATTCACGCTCCCGGTAAGTCTGAAAGTTGGTTCGACCGTCAAGAAAAGTTGGCTTCTGATTCTACGGTGAGTTACGTTCAGAAGTTTTTGCGAGCAAACTTTCCCCATCGCGAGAAGTGTTGTGTGAAGGATGTTTTCAAGCCACGTGGTACAGATGATTTGTATATTGTAAATACAGATTCTCGTTATTGTGAGAACAAGTGCGGTTGTCACAAGTCGAATCATGTATATTTTGTGATAAACAGCAACGGTCATTGTTATCAGAAGTGTCACGATGAGCAATGCGAGGGTTTTAAAGGCACCCGTTATACGGTGGCTCAAAAACTGGTCGAAGAATTGTTTAGTAAATAGCAGGGGAGCGTGTAAAACCTATTTAAACAATATGTTATAATTATATTATAGATGTCTAGAAATCTAAAGACGAGGTTTGGGAGGAAGATAAAGGCACCAGAGCGCTGGGAGCCTATAGAGACTGTCACAGATGATTACAAATCGGATGAGTATGATACGGATGATGATGAGGATGAGGTTATGAGCATACATTCTGATGATTCGGGTGAGGGCGACGATGGCAACGAATCAGACGAGAGTTTTATTGTAAGCGATGATAACGTTGATTACGACGATGCTGATTATTGTTGTGATAGTGAGGAGGAGGAGGATGATGACGAGGACGACGAAGATTATGATTGCGAAAATTAACCAAAACTTTTAACTAATAACTTAACAGATGGAATCTGACATAGCTCCTATTTTTAATACAAAAGAGGATCCTCGCCCAATACCTGAGCCAGATGACAAGCCATTAGATTCGCCCGTGGGTGATGATGGTGTTTTTGAGGAGGATGATATTCCTTCGGAGACTCCTCTCGAGAACGTGATACAATCGGACGCTTCGTTTTATCACCATCCTTCTCAACAGGCTTTTCCTCCTCCTCCTCCTCATCCTCAGGTCGTTCACCCTCATACTCCTATGTATTATCCGTTTCAGATGGATAATAAACAAGAGGTAAAATGGGATCCATTTTCTGCGATAGGCGTTACTTCTTGGTTCGTGATATCGATTGCTTTCATGATGGGTTTTTTAATAGGAAAACTTCGTTAAATTAAATGTCTTATATGACAATTGCAGGGGCAACACCGTTGCAATTGTTATTTTTATTTACTCTCTTCCTTTTCCCTCTCTGCCTTGCGCTTGTTAGCTTCCTCGGTGACTGCGTCGTCTGCCATCTTGATGATTTCTTCGAGGGGCTTGTCGGGGAACTCCTCCTTGAACTTCTCTACGAACTCAGATGGGTGGGGCATCGGTGGCTCGTCCGGCTTCGTGTAGAACTTGGAGTTATCGTCGCCTGGCTTTACGAAGGGCATGTCTCCGTCGATGCCCTTCTCCTTTGCGTCTCTAACACGCTGTTCGAACATTCTCTTTCCGAGAGCCTGGTTCTTCTTGTATTCCTGCATCATTTCCTCGAGCTTGTCTTCGTTGTAGTGTGTGTTTTCGATTTCCTCCGTCTTCGGCGGAATCAGAAGCCACTTGTACATGTCCACCACGTAGATGTCGAAGGTGGCGTCATCCTTCTGTAGCTTCTTCGCCCACGCTGCCGCCTCCTCTGCCGTCGAAAAGCAGCCTCTAATCTTGAGACCAGATTCGCCGCTTTCCGTCTTCTGGTTGCAGTTCTTTCCCACGATACTGATGAGTGCGAAGTTTTGCCCGGGCACCGTTATGTGATCAACCTCAAGAGAAGCCATTTAAAAAGAACAAGCATAATAACTTTAACTATGGAACGCACTCGTAAATTCCACAATAATGTTAAGCTAAATCATATTCAGAAATATACCCGAAAGAACGATAGTGTTTTGGATGTTGGTTGTGGGCGAGGGGGTGATATGTTCAAGTGGATGCCAATTACGAAGAAAGTGGTGATGTGCGATCCTGATGGTGATTTGCTTTCAATCGCGAAGGAAAGGGCGAGAAAGTCAAACGTAAAGTGTATTCGTTTTTTACATGGTGATGTGTGCGTTTCGCCAAAGTCTTTTTACGATGTAATTTGTTATAACTTTTCTTTGCAGTATATTTTTGAGACTTCTGGTAAGTTTTATAGAACTTTGAAGGAGATTAAGAACCGCACAAAACTTGGTTCTCGGTTCATCGGCTGCATTCCTGATTCTGAATACATAATGATGACAGGTTCTTTTCGAGATGCTTTGGGTAATGTGGTGAACGTTTGTGACGTGAAGGGTGAGTTTGGTGATTTCATATCGGTGATGCTTGTCGATACTCCTTATTATGGCGGTAACTTCATTGGCGAGCCCATCGCCTACAAGGACTTGTTGATAACTTGGTTGGAGAAGAACGGTTTTGAGTTGGTGGAGTGGTCTCCGTTTACGGGTCAGCACACGAATACTATTAGTGATATGTACAGTAAATTTTGTTTTGTTAGAGTAAGATGAAGATTGTTTTGTTTTTCGTGGTATTTGTTGTTGCGATGTTATGTTTTGTGACGACTCGTGAGCCACCCCGCCTTCTTCTATTGAAGGATCAATATAAGAAGTTCCGTGCCGCTTTGGTCGGAACTCGTTATGAATATTTGCTTGATAAGCACCCCATAATTACAGGGACTTATACAAAGGGGAAGTTGGGTTCAAGTGTTAATAAGGGTTATGAGATAAATGTTTGCATTGATGGTGATTTGAATTCTATGTTTCATGTGTTGCTTCACGAGATAGCTCATTGTTCTGTAACTGAGTATAGTCATTCTGAGCAGTTTTGGTCGAACTTTAAGGATTTGAGGGAGATTGCTGAGCGAAACGGTCTATACAGGGCGATTCCCGAGTACACTCCTTTTTGTGGAAAAAAAATAAAGGATTAGATTAAATATGGCTGCTTACACTATGTCCCAGGCGGTAATACCTGCTGCTATATGGTTGGTGATATATGGCATCGGTATATCTCTCATGTTTTTCCCTGCTATTCCTTACCCGGGTCGCGAGATTCTTTTTAGCATGGTTTACCCTTTCGCCATTTACTTTTTGACGAAGCCCATAGGCGGCGTGCGTTACACCGCCATAAACCCTTTGATTGTTTTATTCGCGGGTATCACGTCTGCCCTTTATGCTTCAATGGTTTCCATGTCGAAGCGCGTTCGTGAGAGTCAGAGGAATCCTATGGATAATAAAGCGATTTCCGCAACGATTTATGTATCCATAGCACTTGTGTATGCTCTTACTATAATACTTTCTTCGAGATTTGTTGACCTTTACAAGATCTAATTAATTAGTCTTTTCGCACCCAGGTAGAGTCCTCCGGCGATGAGACCTGTGACTGCGACACCCGCTGCGGTTCTCGACCCCGCGTCGTTGAAAAGCGTGGGTACTATATCCATCATCTTGGACTTGAGCTGCGGCGAAAACGCGACCGCTGCTACGAGGCCTACCAGAAGAGCATCCACTTGCTCGTCCGTTAAGCCTCCTATGTTCTTCTTCGCCGCTGGTGGAGCGGGTGGGGGGGATGGTTGTTCCATCGCCATGGGTGCGGTTGGTGCGGGTGGCTGCATCGGCATGTCCTGCATCGGTGCGGGTGCCATCATTTGCTGTGGCTGCTGCTGTTGCATTTGTTGTTGCTCCATCGGATCTGGTCCCATCACCTCACTTAAAGGCGTCGCGAGCTCCATCATTTGTTCTTTATCTACATTATTTTCGGTAAGGTTTTCGCGCTGAGCATCATACGTGTCGAACGCGGGTTCCTTTGTCGGTTCGGGTGGTGGTGCGGTGGGCTTATCTTCCACAGAGACCATGTTTTTTTGTGCATTTGACGAAAATTCGAGTGGTTCGATGTCCGTCATTCTACATTTTGGTGAGAAAGTTTAAATCGTTCCACCACGCAGTCTGAGAACTAGGTGAAGCGTGGATTCTTTTTGTATGTTGTAGTCCGAGAGCGTTCTCCCATCTTCCAGCTGTTTTCCTGCAAAGATGAGTCTCTGTTGGTCGGGTGGTATTCCCTCTTTGTCTTGGATCTTCGCTTTTACGTTATCTATAGAATCCGACGATTCGACATCGAGTGTTATAGTCTTCCCCGTTAGCGTTTTCACAAAGATTTGCATATGTGTTATTATTATCTTAGTTTTTTAACTGATACTTCTTGTGAGTTTTTGTTTTTTCTCACGTTGTTTGGGTCTTGTTCTTTTTTGCCGTTGTATGCCGACTTGGGTTTGTAGTTTATTTTGTGTTGAGCCCACATTGCCGGCGACCCTACTCTGAAATTCTTCCTCAATTTCCCTTTATACCAGAATACACAGTCTTCTATTTTGTTTGATTTGCTCGTGTTATCTAATACGAGGCATTCGAAGTTTTCTGTGCACGCCGTCATGACTTGGTTGAACAAGTCGAATGTCGGGAATATTCCGAAGAATGATTTGTATAGTTTTTCTCTGTTTTGTATCACGTTTTCTCTAAGGATGAACACATAATCTACGTTCGCCCTCAGGTCTGGTGTGAGATCCATACAGTACTGCATCGTGAGCATGAAGAATATTTTCCAGTGTCTGCCGTTCATGAAGCACTGTCGTATGCACGTGTCTTTCATGAACTTCCTATCGTACATACAATCATCGAGTAGTAAGAACGCACCCGGATTTGGTCTGTTCTGACTCACCACCATTTTCTGTCTGTCAATCACCTTTTCTATCGTTTCCCTGTCGTAATCTGAGTATATGAATAGGTCTGGCACGTACTGTTGGTAGTAGTGGTTTCCTTCTTCCGTGGCGGACATTACTATTCCTATCGGGAGGTGTTTTTTGTGGAACAGTATGTCGGTGACAAGAGTGGACTTGCCGGTTCCTCTCTTACCTATGAATACACAGACCTTGTCGTCGGCCATTTTTGTTGGATCGAATTTTTTTAGCTGAATATTCATCCTCTGTTATAAATCTACTATTTTAAACAAGTTTAAAAACGCAAAATAATATGTAAAATAGTAATAGGAATGTCTAGTGGTGGCAGAGTCCAGCTCGCTGCACAAGGTGCTCAGGACATATTTCTTACGGGTAATCCTACTACAACATACTTTTTAAAACGCTATTCGAAGCACACGAGATTCGCCATACAAACTGGCGAGGTTCCTTTGGATCAGAATGCGGTGTTCGGTTCTCGCACGCACGCAACCATTCCGAGGATAGGCGATTTGGTGAAGGAAATGTATTTTAAGTTCACTTTACCGGAGCTTAACCAAGGTATATTTAAGACTTTCGATACCGTGACGCAATCTAACATTAACGTGAATACTTTCCCTTCGTTTTGTGATTCGATCGGTAATGCCATCGTGCGGTCTGCTACTTTGAAAATAGGACAACAGACGATCCAAACGATAAATGGCGAATATATGGAGATATACAATGACATGTTTATTCCTACTTCCCAGTCTCAAGCCATTAATCAGCTCACCGGGAGGACTTATTCGCGCACTGGACTTGGTCCCGCGAGTAACGTCGTGTATAGGACACAACAGTCATTTGACGCGGTGGGTGCTTTTCCTCGTACGTTCATAGTTCCGCTTCGGTTTTTCTTTACACAGGATCCTAACTTGTCCATACCTCTGACCAGCCTTTACAAGCAGGAGGTTCAAGTGGAGATTGAGTTTGAGAACTTGGAGAGGCTGTTGGTGAACACGCAAAAGTTGAGAGGCGGTGGCGCAGAGAACCTGAACACCAAATTGGATACACTCGCTCTCGGTGATAAGCCCATCACCATAATTAATCCATCCATCCTTTGTGATTACATTTTCTTATCCGAGGAGGAGGGCGATTTTTTCAGAAACACTTCCCAGGATTATTTGATTACGCAGTTACAGGGAATCGAGACTACATCCAGTGGTAGTGATAATTTTACGAAGTTTCCTAAGCACATTCGCACTTATTTTAAGAACCCGGTCAAAGAGTTGTACATCATAGTCCAGGAGGATGAGAAGAGGAGGTCAGCCGCATCGTCTTGTGATTCAACCACTTCTGACTATTTTAATTTTACTAGTAGTTCTGCCACAAACCGTGACAACTTGTCTAAGCTCGAACTCCTTTTTAACGGCAACACGAGGATTGATGATAAGATAGCCGATTCGTTGTATTTGCGCGTGATACAGCCTTTACAGTCTCACACGAAGCCCCCCGAGAGGTTCGTGTACAACTATTCCTTCTCTCTCGATTCTGAGAATTACCAGCCGACTGGTCAGGTAAATTTCAGTCGCATTAAGGACGTGATGTTCAACGTTTTTTTGAATCCCGCATTAAACCAGAACAGAAACATTAGGATTTATGCAAAGAATTACAACGTTCTTCGCGTGGAGTCCGGCATGGCGGGTATGTTGTTTGACTTTTGAGTTTAATTAAACGTACGATTCTACTGTATAGTAGTAGTAGCGGCAATGGAGGATAAGATCGTTGAGAGCGCGATGGATTTATTTAGACCAGTTATTGAGCAGTCCATTGTTTTGGCTGCCCATTACGCCACCAAGTCAGGACGCGATACGGTTCTTCACTTGGACAGCGTGTATGCCATGCGTTTCTGCGCTCGCAACATGGTTGGCAAACATTTGGGTTCACTGTACCCGGAGATTTACGAGGAGACTGATAGTCAGGAGGAGGATGAAGAGGATTACGTGGTGGATGACACTGACGTTGAGTTTTCTCGTTACAGCGGAGACGATGAGTTGCTCACAAAGGTGAACGAATGTTACGATACCTGGGATACGTGGGTTCCAGGCAATGATGCGGAAAGAATGATAAAAAATGCTATTGATAAAGTAGATGCTCAATGAGTTCTATTATTGATTCCGATACGGAGTCAGTTTCGAGTCTCGAAGGATTTACGGAACAAGAAAATGTCTGTGAGTTGAGTGATGGTGATGACGATGATGATGGTTATCCTTCTTCCGTTCAGTCTTCGGAGGATGCCTATGTATCTGATACAGATGTAAATTCCGAAGATGGTGATTCACCCTATTACGTGATAAAAAGGCACAGGAAGCACCCGAAGTATATGAATCTCACCGATGAGTTGACGATTGAAAACGACTTCATAGGCGAATAATTTTATTTATTTATTGTAAATGGTTCTTGAGCAAGTGATGGATATTTCCGAGCAGGTGAGGACTCAGTCCCTCACCGCGATTGTCGGTGGCTTTTCTTTCGCTTCGGCAATCGCGTGGATGGATGCCGTTCGTTGGAGCATTTCGCAGGTCGTGAAGGTTCAGCGCAACGGCGGCACCTACTACGTGCTGACCGCCCTTTTCACCACCCTCCTGGCGGTGATGGTTTTCACGGTCATCAACCTCTTCACCAAGGTTGAGAAGCCCGACAAGCCCGTCTACGCCGTGGCGCGTGTCTAAATCGTCAGAAGGACGACTAAAAACATTATTGCAACAAATGCAGCTACATACATTACATCCTTATCTTCAGGAAGCAATTTATATGGTTCACTTACTTGAGGTATATCAATTGCTTGGTGTTTATGGTTATTTTTACTCGTTCCTTCGAATTTATCGAGGTTACAGGTTATTTCAAATTTAAGGAAGTGATTTCTGAGTTTGAAGTCATAGGGGTGGACTTTATCGAAGTTTGAGCAAAAGAATTTCACTCGCAGGTTTTCTATGCAATTTTCGGATCCCCTATAGAATTTGTGGTTCACGGGGTCATCTTCGCCGTTGTAGTTTATAATTCTATTGGTTAAATACCCCACCGTCGTTATTCTTCCGAAGAAGTGGATTGGCTGTTGTTCTTTGTTTTCTATGTACACGTCTTTCTTTATGTCATCTCTTTCATCCCCGTTGACTGAGAGTATGAGGTTGGTGGGTCCATCTATGTCTATGGCATTCGAAACAACGTCGTTTCCGGGTCCCGAGGAGGCGTGCGTTCCTTCTACGAATCCCAATGCAATCGCTGCACTGTTTCCTTTCGGGAACCCTAGATTAAACGAGCTGGTGTTGGAGAAGGTGATCGCGTTGGTGTTCGAGTCGAATGTGACTGTAGCACTGGAAGCTAAGGACGATACCGTTCTAATGCTATCCTGGACGTTCGCTGCGAGTTGTATTCCCGTGTCGTAGTCTCTGTTCGTCAGCGTGATTTCGGTGTCATCCCATTTGAGTTTGTTGTTGAAGGCGTCTACCGTGTGTTGTGCGAGCGGTATTCTTCCTGTTATGAGTTTGATTTCTGACACGTCGTAGAGAGGTCTGTTGATTTTTATTGCGTAGTCATTCGGATTCGGGTGTTCAGAAACATTTCTCTGTGCGCTATCTATTTCAAGAATATATGTTTCTTTCATTAATATAACTACAGATGAATTTTATCAACCATTTTCATCATACATTCGTAAGTAACGATACGATGGAAATTGTTGGGTAAATGTATGTATTTAAGAGAAATTGACGTTCAGCGGGTTGTTTGCGAGTTGTTTTTTGGCAAGTCCTAAATTGCAGCTTCTGAAGTCTCTGTTTCCCTTGTATGCATTATTCTTTTGGTATTTCTCCTTCACGTAGGTTTGGTTACCCGCACCGGTGGGTCCCGCGCCGCCGATGATTTGCGTCGACGCCGAGTTTCTAACGGCAGTCAGAGAACCACCCTGGTTCAAGGGATCCATGCGAACGTTCATTCTCCCCGCGTTCGCCGGTCTGTCCTTGTTACCCCTGTTTACGGCGGGTCTTATTCCGGTGGTGAGGACTGCGTCTTGTGTGTAGGCTCCGTTGAAACTGTATATTCCTGGTGCCGCGACGTCGTTGATTCTGGACGTGTTGAGGTCACCCTTGTTTCTCGTCGGGGCGTCTTGGAGTGATTGCGCTGGCACGTAGCTCGATGCGGCTCCAAACCCTAGCGTGTCTGCGCGAAGGGTGGTGGTGCTTCTGTTCGTCTGCCTTTTCGTTTTTTCGAAGTTCATTCTCCCCATCGCCCCGGTGAGCGCTCCGCCCTGACCTTCGGCTCTTCCCCTAACCGGGGGTCTTCTATCGAACAGCGCTGCCGTTTTCTCCGGTCGCTCTTGTGTGAGTTGTCCTATCTTTCCCTGGCTTTTCACGACTGGGTTAGCGGGACCGGTTCTTCCCGGGAGGGTGGTGAGTTTGTATCCACCGACGTTGTTTGGCATCACTCTATAGAGCTGCTGGTATCCTCCGAAGGCGGGGACGTTCGGTCCCACTCCTATGCCTGCACCCACGTACTGCTTTTCCATGGGCTGGCTGTTGTTCATCTTCCCGGAGACGTTTTGTCTGTCATACATGTTGTAGACGGGTTGTCCGTAGGGATTCTTCCCGGACGTGGGCGTCACGACCGCAAAACTGGGAAGTTCCTGCTTGGAAGCTGGGAGTTCGCTCTGCCCCCTATTAACGTTGTCGGCTATGGAGTCTCTATTCGAAAGCTCTCTGTCTATGGTTTGCTCATATATGTTCGCTTGGCGCGCTGGTGGTGGCGTTTGTATTTGCTGCGCTGCGTTAAAGGTACCATTGGGCGGATTCGGGCTTGAGTAGTAATCTTCAGATTTTCGCTCACTTAAGGCTTTTCCTGCAAAGACTAAACCAGCAATGGCAACTGCGGACAGTGGGTCCATTTAAGATATATTTATATATTTATTTCTTGCAATAACGCTGTAAGAACAGCGCGTTTTGTATTTCCCCCCTCGTGCTCTCGGGGTCGTATGATCTGACCCGTTGCGGGAGGCGGCACGAGACGTCTATCATCGGGAAGTCATACGGCTTCTGGTCGTAGTACTTGTTGAAACGCGACGTGCTTTGCGGGCGGAGTTCGTCGTCGAGTCCTATGAGTTTGTTGGGCGCACCCTTTCCTGCCATGTATGGCGCGGTTCCGTAGATGACGGTGCTGGCTCTGCAGCAGTTGTTCAGGTTCGACGGAACTGGATACGTGAAAATTTCCTCTGAGGCTTTGTACACCGGAACGGCACGATCATTCACTAGCTTGAGACCGGCATTGAGTGTGTACGGATTCTCTTTCTCCATTTAATATACATAATTAATTTTTTTTAAATGCCTGCACCAGAGATAGCCTGTATTTGCACCTGCTCTGGATGCCTGGGGTTGTTATCGGCGTTACAGAACGACGAGTCGTCTCTGCACATGGGGCGGAATTTCTTACCGTAAGCCGCCTCCGCAAATGCGGTTTGGTCATTCGGTATGGTGGTTGCGGGCATGCTATACATTCGGTTCGCAGCCATGTTTCGCTTTCCGTAGAGGTCGTTCACGTCCTTGGCAAAGCTGTCGTCAAGGAAGTTCATAACTTGTTTTTGAACCTTGGGGTAGTAGCACGCAGAGGGGCGATCGGGGAACTCCGTGTAGTCTGACATCAAAACGTTCGCCATGGGGTTTTCGACGGAGGGGGCTTCGCACTTTTGGACGGTATATCCCTCGCTGGTGCTTTCACCTTCCACGGGTTTCGATATCATTTCGGATTTGTAAAAACAGTAGAGGATACCCACGCTGAACATAGCTAAAAGCAGAATCCTGCTATCCTTGTGAAGCGCGTAAAGCACGGCGGACACATAGAGTATGAAACGCGTCGTCGAGTTTACGCGTTCCGCGGCATCTTGCTTTGAAGTTGGCCAAAATGAAAGCAACTTTTTTTCATCAAAGAGTTGCTTGGGGTCTTCAAACCAAGCTACGGTCATTTTTATTACAATATATAACGAAATTAATTCTTACGACCAAACATTCCCATCATGTTTCCCATCATACTTTGAAGCGCATTCATGTCAATCTGTGGCACTCCGTCCTCGCTTCCGCCCTCGCTCTTCGCACCCTGAGCCATCTTGTCTGCGAGGTTCTCTATACCCTCCATCATTTCAGTTGGAATAGAAACGATGGTGATGCCTAGGATTGTCAGGTTTTGAATGTACTGCCATATACACGCCTTGGTGTTGTCGGAGAGGTCGTCGTTCCACCAATTCTTGATGTTGAGTCCATCGAGGAAGTCGATATTGTTATTGAGGAAGAACTGCTCATCGGCGGCTGAGATTTGCTTCTGGTAGGGAATGACGCTCGCCATGAAGACGTCCACAACCTTTCGGGGGCTGGTCTTCTTCATCAGGTCATAGGAAGCCTGATACTTCTTGAGAGTGGACTCCTCTGGGAAAACCTCGATAAGCTCCTCGAGAAACTTGTCAAGTAATTCGGTGAATGCACGAACGCTAGTCATAGTTAATACAATTTTAGAGTTTAATCTTTAAATTAAAACGCTTCCGTCGAAATTTTCTCCTGGACGGCCGTTCCGTTCGCAACGATGACGTAAACCATGATCGCGTTCAGAACGGCTGGCTTGGCAATCGCGTTCAACTCTGGCTTGGGCTCGTTGTTGAGTTTTGCCTTCAGGATGATGTAAGCACCGGTGATAAATATGGCGGCGACGGCAGCACCCTCGGGTGTTCTCAGTTGCTCTCTTATGTCCATAATCTATTATATTATACAAAGTTTTTCTTTCTCTGGTCGTTTGCAAAGGGAACGAGTAATCCGTCGTCAAACTCCTCATCATCCTGTTGTTCTGGCATGTCCGCTGCCACATTCCCGGTAACTGGAACCGTTTTGATGTCATTTTCTGGATGGAGTTCATCGTTTACCTCCTCGTCTTCGGGTGGTGGCGGGGGAGGTGGTGGTACGGAAGGCACCATCGGTGGTTCGGACTCGATGTTCGTGTTTAGATTCTCGTCCTCCATGTGTTCCTCTGCGTCTATGGGCTCTGGGTCTGGTGTGTCGTCTCCTATCTGGCTTTCGACTTCCGTCACATCGGGAAACGTTCCGGTGCCGGCGATGTACGTTTCGAGAATCTTATCGATGGGAATGATGGACTTCAGAACGTCTCTGATGATCTTGGCATTGATTTCTTGAACCTTGTCCAGCTTTTCGTCCTCGCTCAGGTTCTTCTGAAACCAATAGGGGTCTTTGTAGTAGGCTTCCGCGTTCTTCTCATACACCCTGAATATGAAGTCTTCCGTGCGTGGAAGCTTGATGGGTATTTTTTGATTAGACACGTCGTTCAATCGAATGGCGCTCATTATCTTGACGTATCCCACGACTATGGCGGCGATTAACTCCTTTATTTGCGAGAAAGACTGACGAATCTCGTCGGTGCGCTCCTTTATGGTGGAGTTGTTCCAAGTCTTCACGTCGCGGAGATATTCCTGAAAACGGAGGAGGGTGTTTTTCCCATTTGAGTCTTTGACGGCAATATTGTATATGTTTTCGAAGTTCGTAAGAAGGAAGGGTATTAGGATGTCATTAAGCTTTGACATATATTCTTCCTGC